TCTTTTAATAGCATATTGTTGATGCGATTTATATAAAATAGTGTTAATTTTATCTCTTTGCTCTTCGGTTAAATCATATTTTTTTATTAAATTCATAATAGAATTATATTGAGTATTTGTCAAATAAAAACTGTTTATAAATTTAAAAATTAAAATAAAAAATATTAGTATCATAATATTTATTATTACTCTTCATTTAATTGTTATTTATAATTTATTTTTTTTTAAATAATCATTTATGTCGTAAATTTTAAATTTTGATTTCTTTGTAAAATTTGTGTTATTGTCTAATAAAAGTATTTTATCTAAGTCTTTCTTTATTTTATTCCATTCATTACTCTTAATAATAATATTATTAGTATCTATTATAAATATTTTTATATTATCACTAATAACATCACAAGCAGCTTTTGCTCCTTCATTTACTTCAAGATTTGCTAATAATAATAATTTTTTATTAAGTGTATTTAAAATATTAATTATAAATTTTTTATCAATTACATCTTCAACTAACATACAAGATATAAATTTACTTAATGAACGTCTATTTTCATGCTCACGCATCAAATTACAGAATTCTTCATAATTATCATTTGAACTTACTAATAATTTACTATGATCATTCATATCAAATAATTTAATATAATCAGGTAATGTTGATTCTAATATTTTTTCAAATATTTCATAATTACCCATCAAATAAGCATATAATTTAGCATAAACTTTTACAAAAGCACCATTTGTACTAACTCTATTAAATATTAACTTACTAATATCATATAATTTATCTTCTGCCTCTATCAACTTATCTAATGATTCACATATAGATGTTACTATAGATTCATAATTAGCATCGGTTAATTTATTAATATTACATGTAATATTAGACATTTCTTCATCATATAATGTTTCATTTTTTAAAATAGTTGATTTATATGGCTCTGTTTTTCTTATTTTCATTTTTTTCTTAAAAACAGGTGTTTTAATATAACTAGCATCGCCTACTAATTCTGCTATTTGAGATATAATTTGTAATGTTTTATCTGGTAATTCAAAAGTAAAACCTGAATCTTTTATTTGACAAAAATCATTGATAGAATATTTTTCCATATTTACAACATTTATATTCGAAATAATTTCCATTATTTTATAAGTTAATAAAGCTCTAAATTAATTTATAATAATTTATTATAAAATCAATTTTTAAAAAAATACTATAATAATATAATATAAAAATAATATAAATATGGATATTTTCAAATTTTTTAACAATACAACACATGACACTTCAATAAAATATAGTTTTTATAATTCAACTAGTACATATGCTGTTCCATTATCTACATTATTTATGTTAACAAATTATAGACATTATTTTTTATACACAAGCTATGTTATGTTTTTCATTGGAACATATGAAACACTTATTAGATATTATAAAAATTTATTACCATTATATTTAGTTATATTTTTATTTTTTTATCATTATTTTCCATTATATATTTATTATTATAGTAATTATTACTATAATATTGACAAATGTTTCTCATATAAAAAAAAATCATTTCAACCTTTAAAAAGTTGTTTCAAAAAACAAAAAAAATTTAATAAAGTTAAATGGCGTGATATTGAAACTAACTATAATTTAACAGATGATACAAAATATATAAATACTTCTCAAGCTTATCTTGATTACGATTATAATGAAAAAATTCAATCATTTATTTTTGGCATGTTATTTTTTTGTTTTACTAGCATATTTTATTTAAAAAATGATAATTGGCCTTATATAATATCATTAAAAGATATGTTATTAATGAATGTATTTATTTTTGTTTATTTTTTTTACATATAATTTTTTATTCAATTAATACAAATTCCCACAATTCCCATATACTTTTTGGATCTGGACTGTATATTATTGGATTAAAATATTCATTATCTGGTTGATTTATATCCATATTTAATATATATAATTTAACAATATGTATTAAATGTCAATTTTTTTATTAAATTATTATGTTTTTTTTATAAAAATTAAATAATATTTTATTATATTAATAAAATGAATAATCATCTAATTCCACAAGAATTTACGAATGATTTTAAAAATAACAATTGTAATAATATAAAAAAAAAATTTTTAAAGCATATTTATCAAGATAATTTAATATTAAACAAAACAGATTATAAAGATGTTATTGATATATTTTTATCAAACTTAATAGATGGTAATAAATTATACAATAAAAACAAAAATAATATTATAAGTAATATTTCTTTTATTGACAATGATGTTGATTTACAACAAAAAGATAATACCTTTTTTCCAGATAGTATTCAAAAATATATTGAAACAAACATTTCTACTATTTATAGTTATAAATTTAATATATTTCATAGAAAAATACATGTAAATTTTTGTTTCTTTGATTCAATAACTAATACTATAAATGAAGATATTCTTAAAATATATTTATTATTATATATTGTTTCATTATATTCAAATAAAAATTGTAGTGAAGAAATGTTAATTAATATTTATTTTACACCATTTTGTAAAGAATTTCCTAATGATGATGAATTAATTCTTGACAGAATTAATATAAATAGTGCATGGACTTATCGATGTAAAAAGCACAATTCAATTACTATTTATAGAAAAGAAGAATGGCTTAAAGTATTATGTCATGAGGTTATACATTCATTTGGTCTTGATTTTGATATTAGTGATGAAGGTGTAAAAATATGTAAAAAAATATTTAATATCAATAGTGATTATTTAATAGGTGAATCTTATTGTGAATTTTTAGCAATTGTATTTAATTCTTTATTATATGTTTACACTGATATGAATAGTGATAAAAAAAACATATATAATAATTTTTGTAATATTATAAAAAAAGAAAAACAGTTTGCATTATTTCAATTAGTTAAAATTTTTTCATACATGGATACAAGCTACATTAATATTATGAATAATAATGATGTTGAAAAATATAAAGAAAAAACAAATGTTTTTTGCTATTACATAATAAAAACGATTCTTTTAATAAATGATACTGATACAATAGCACATTTCATTCAATATAATAAAAATATTATTAATTTTGATGAAAAAAATATTTCAAAATTTATAAAATATATTGCTCATAAAAGTAAACAACCTGAATTTATTACAGCTATAAAAAAAATGGAATATAATACACAACTGAATTATAATGAAAATAAATTAGATGAAAACTTATTGAATACATTAAAAATGTCACTACATGGATAAAATAATATATTAAATTTAATTTTAATTTAACATATTACTAGATTATTAGATTATTAATTTAAGCATTTGCTGCGGCTGCTGCTGCTACTGATGTTGCTGAAGAAGGAAAGTGAGGAGACATATAACGTTGAAGATTGAAATAAGTCAAAGTATCATCTTTCTTGATCTTGAGAAGTTTAGCAAGAGGAGCATCAGGGTTGATTTTGCGACCATTTTCAGGGTCTTGTAATTTATTTGCTTTGATATATTTGTTAATTTCGCGTGTTACTTCTGTACGAGCCATTTCTGTACCTGATGGTTTTCCAAGGAAACTAGCAAGTTCAACGCTGATTAAAGTAGGTTTAATAAAACCACTTGGAGCACGATTTCCTGCGCGTCTCTTTTTAGCACTTAATTTACGAGCAGCTTTTAGTTCTTTGCCACACATTTTTTCTAATACTTTGTATTCAGTTTTTACTGCGTTAAGAGCAGCAATTGCTTCACTCAATTTTGAGCTAAATACAGAAAATCTTTCTTCAACTGAATCAACAGCTTGATTTTCTACAGTTTCAGCAACAACAGGTTCAGGTGCTGGTGGAGGTGTTACTACTACTGGAGTAGGAGCAGGAGCGGATTTTTTTACTACTTTTTTAGTAGCTTTAGCTTGGGTGGTACTAGAAGACTTTGCCATTATAATCTATATACATAGTACCTTTTTATATCCTTTTAACAAATAAATTATATTTTTATTAATTATTGAATACAATATGCGTCTTAATTTTTAAAAATATATATTTTTTTACGCAAATATATATTTTTTTTTATTTTTTTTCGCATTTTTATTAATTTATTTGATGTTGTACCGATTCATACAACCATGGTAAACTAATAGCTGCTTCTTGTGATGCAAGTGTAAATGCTGATAATACATAGTATATACCTAGACATTTAGAAGAGTCATTTATTCCTGTATTAATTAATTTATCAATAACATTTAATGTGTATCTTTGTATTTGTTCCAATGTACCATTACTAAATAAATAGTTTATAGAATTTCTACTAAATGGAGTTCCTTCTGGTGATATTTCTCTTTGCGTTTGAGGTGTTAATCCGGCCCTATAACTCCAAATATCATGTAATTCTCTTAAATAATATAAAATTCTACTTCTATTCAAATTAGTAAACCACCTCACATCAGTAGTATGTCCATAACTATCAATAACTTGAAATAATGTTACTACTCTACTTCTAATTGATTCTTGATTATTATTATTTACTTCAGTGAAATCAATATTCACATCTATTTTTCTTTTTAATATTCTTGATAATCGTATTATTTTTTTTAAATTATACTTTACAATTAACGGTATTTTATTACGGTTATATGGATTTTCTTGTTTGTTATTTTGTTTTAGTAATTCATTTATTGATTGCAAATCAAACCCATATATAAAATTATCATTATCACGATATGATATAAATTGTTCTAATGGTATAGTTTTTATATCTTCTAATGAGTAAAAATCACTACTGTTTACACATATATTTCTTTTTAAACAAGCAGGACCTTTACATTCTATATAACTTTTTATCAAATATTTTCTCCATATTTTTTGAATTAATATTGCAGGTAAAGACCCTTTTAAATGATAATACAAAGATTCGCGTAAAAATGCTTTATTACCTGAACTTTTTAATTTATAATATTTTGCTATTTTTTTTAGTTGATTTACAGTGTAATTTATATATTTTATATTTTCATATTCTTCATAATTGATTATTTTAAATTCTTCATCAGATATTTTTTTTTGGTATTGACTTTTTAAAGGTTTATTTTGATTTAAGTCAAAACTATTTGAACGCGTACTCATTTATTTCTTTATATATATATTATTATGATTTTAAATGTTCTTTTAAAAATATTAAATTATTATTTTCAGACCATAATTTAGTTAATTAAAAAAAAAATCGAAATCTATTTAAAGCTATAATGCTATAGTAAATTATAAAAATGAGCGGAATCACTGTTGTAAAAGCTAACGAATTTAATACCGATATTATTGCTTACGGTCAACCTAAGCAAAATACTTCTGGCGGTAAATCTGTCAATATTATGAATGCTGAAGTCAAACGTGCATTGTATCTTTCATCACCTCTTATGTACACTTATGGTGTAAGTGATTATGAAGGAAATGAACGTTATGAAATGAGTCTTCAGTTTCCAAGTGAGGAATATTCAAATCCTAAACTTGATCAGTTTCTACAAGTACTCAAAGACTTTGAAGCTAAAATTAAAGAAGATGCTATGTCAAAACATAAAGAATGGTTTGGTAAAACAAAACCACTAAGTCCAGATGTTATCGATGCCCTTTGGACTCCTATGCTTAAATATCCTAAAAATAAAGATACTAGAGAATTTGATTATTCTAAAGCTCCAACACTACGTGTAAAAGTACCATGTTATGATGGTAAATGGAGTAGCAACATTTTCAATACTGATTATGAACAAGTATTTCCTGATTCAAATGATACATCATTGACTCCGTTGGATTTTATTTCAAAGGGTTCTAATGTTGCAGCAGTTGTTCAATGTGGAGGTATCTGGTTTGCTAATGGTAAATTTGGTGTAACTTGGCGTCTTCATCAAGCTGTAACACAACCAAGAGCTTCTAAAGTACAAGTTTGTCATATTGAACTTGATGACGAAGAAAAAAATGTTCTTCGTGTTAAAGCAAAGGAATCAACAGATGAAGAAGTAAATGAAGCATTTGTTGAAAGTGACGACGAAGAAGAAGAAGTTGCTGCTGAAGAAGAGGAAGAAGAAGTTGTAGAACCAGAACCAGAACCGGTTGTAAAAAAGAAGAAGGTAGTTAAAAAGAAAGTATAAATAAATTACATAAAAATATATATTTACATTGAAAAGATAATAAATAAATAATAAAAAATATAATATGATTAATATATTTTTTTTTAGATTTATAAATTTATATTTTTTTATGTTAACACAATTTTTAATAATTTTTATTTGTTTTTTTTTTATGGAAAATGATAATAGTCTTATTTTATTCGATAATGCATTACAAAAAGCAAAAAATGAAAACAAACAATTAATAGTTATTGGAAGTCCTGAATCATTTTCTGGTAAATTTATTAATATTTTTAAAAATACATATGGTTGTGGTGATTTATGTATTGATATGAATGGTTGTGGAAAATGTAAAAATACTATATCTGATAAAATTGAAAATGTTATAAATAAATTCGAATCAAATAAATATGTAATTTTTGAATCAGGATTATTAGAAGTTGTAGATGATTCTACATTAGATTATACTGTAAATGAAATGTATAGAATAACTAATAAAACAGAACACATATATAGTCGTCATTATATACAAAACTATAAATTTTTTTTTAGATATTTCATAAAATATTTATATGATTTAACAGGTGAAGGTAAAATACATAGATTTGTTAATAAATTTCCTCCTCATTATGAATATGAATTTGAAAATATATAAATAATAAAAATAATATTATTATTACTTTTTATTATTTGAATTATTGGATATAATAATTTTAATATAATTTTAAATGAATTATAATATCTCCTTTTTTTCCTTCTAATAATGATGTTGTTGTATATATAAAATCATAGTTAATCTTACAAGGACCTTGCCCTTTTAAAACTATTTCTTGATAATCATTAATATATATTTCATTTACATTTATATTAAATAATTTATCAGCTATTTTAAATTCTATTATATCTTCATATAATAATGTATTTTCTAGTTTTTTACTTATACTCACATGTAAATTATTCATTTCATCTAAGTACATATTATTTGGTAATGTCGTATTAATATTAACAATTAAACCTATTTTATTATTAGATATATCTTCTACTTCATAATATAATTCACTATGCCATAATGGAATTATAATTTTTGTATTATTATATGTAAAATAGTATAAATTATCATTAATAATGTCATTAATATTCGCAGGAACAATAACATGTTCTATTTTTTTATGATTTTCTTGACAATTTATTTGTTTTATTTTATTTTCAACAATATCAAGTATATTATTATTAATTAAAAAATCACATTTTTTTAATATTTCATTTATTTTAATCAAATCATTATAATTCATATTATTAATAATTCTATTTATATAATTATTAATTTTATTTGTAAAAATAGTAACAAATTGTTTAACATGCTCATTATCATTATAAAAATTATTTACATTTATTATCATTTGATTTAAAATATTAATATTATTATTATTATTATTTTCTACATTATTTAATTCGATTAATGTTTTCAACATATCATATGCTGTTGTTAAATCTTTGAATTTTTCTACATCACCACCTTTATCTGGATGTAATTTTAAAGCAATTTTTTTATATATTTTTGATAATTCGAAATTATTAATATCTTCAATATTTTCTAATTGGAATATTTTTAGAGCATCATTTATTTTCATAACTTAACTTTATTAAATCTAATAAGCATTTCTCTAAGTGAAATATTGGTCTATAATTATTTTTATATTGTTGATGAAAATTTATAACTATTTCTATTAATTTATTATTATTTCGATTAATATATTTATTTGTATACAAAAAATTAATTATTTCAAAAATAAATTCATCCATTGAAATATTATATGTCATTGCATCATATATTATATTTCTTACAACATCAATGTCAATATTATTACCTTTTGTTTCATTAAATAAATTTTTTATTCTATCTAAAAATATAGTATTTACATCTATTTCATCGTTTTTTAATAATAAATTTTTTATATTTTTTATATTATCAACATTAAATTTTATATTTTCATTTTTATTACCAGATAATGATAATAATTTAACATAACTATTTTTTTTTGGTCTTGATAAAGAAATAATATTGCAAGATTCTGTAATAGACTTGGGTATAAAACCTATGCTATCTGTAATAATTATAAAACGTAATATGATATCATTTGCACTTGTTAGATAAGCATAAAAAGTATCCAATAATTCTGTTTGAATATTTTTAAAATTTTTACATAATATTATTCCTTCAGCTTTTTGCTTTTTATTTTTAACAAATAAACTAGAATAACTTGAACGTATACTGTCACATATTTGAACATATAATCCATGAAATAATGTTTTTGAATTACAACCTAATAAATCCATATCAATTTCATAATGAATATCACTAATATGAATCATAATTGTATCATCTTTATTACCTTGTAATTGTATTTTTTTATCATATTTTAAATTACTTGAACTATAATTATTTATAATTTTTAATGCTTGGCTATATTTACCTATTCCTGGTGGTCCATAAATTATTATATTATTAATCTCTTCTAATTTTTTTGAAAATTTATCAATTTCTAGTTCAGGATGTAAATCAAAATTATTAGTATTTTCTAAATATTCTTTAAAACTTGTTTCTATAATTTTCATAATTATTTATAATAGGTAATATGTGTTTATATTTTAAATAAAAAAACATATAATTATTTATTTAAAATTAATTATTCATTTACAATGATCCAACTTCCACCTTCTGTATTATTACAATAGAAACTGAATGTATTGTCTTCATATTGTATAACATAAGTATTTTCATTTAATGATTCAAATCTATTACAAAATTTATAATATTCTTCATATGGTTTTTTTCCAATAACATTGATTTTTTTTTTAGTTTTTGGATGAATCATATAAGTTATTTTTGCCAAATCTATATGATTAATATTGTCTTTACTAAACGTAATTTCTTTTTCGCCAATTTGTCCAATATTTGTGGTATTTTGATCACTTACAGATGTCATTGTATATTATTTTTATATATTATGTTTAATTTATTTACGAATCAATTTTTTTTATTAATAAATAATATATTTTATTTAAAATATATCCAAATCCAAAACCTAATACATTTGGAATAATTTCTGCAGGTGAACCATGCCATCCATGTAATGTAGAATTTTTAATATTAAAATATTTATCAATTGGATTAATATATTTTGGTATTCCTTTTAATACATAATAATTATGAATTTTATTTTTACTATGATTATAATTAGCTGGTGGTTTACTTAAACAACCACCAATATATTTTACTACAAAATCTGGATTTTTATCTAATAAATATTCAAAATATTCCCATAAAATACTAATACATAACAATGTAAAAAAATATGACGGAAAGTAAAAACCTAAAAATATAAACAATATAAAATGATTATATTGAACACCATATATTTCATGTCGTGTACACAAATTAGTTGTTTCTTTATTACATGGACATTGAATACCTAAATTTATAGCCCATAATATAAATATACAACTAAATAATATTATACCATTAATGTTATCATATAATTTCATAATATATAATAACATTATATTAATTGTAATTGTATTCCATCTGTTGTTTTTGTCTTTGACATTTTAATATTTTTCCTATGAATATTTTGATGACATTTTTCACATATTGAAATTAAATTACTTTTATGATTTTTATGTAAATTATCAATAAAACCATTTTTATTAGCATCATTTTGATATTGTAAATGATGTACTTCGGTTGCTTTTTCTTTTTTACATATTTCACAATATCCCATAATAATATTAGAATTATATCGTTTTGATAAACTAAAATCTAAAACATTATCTTTATCCATATATTTTTTTCTTATTTGAAAAGCATCTTCTAAAAAATTTTTAGGCATATTTAATGATTTACATACTTCTAACCCGTATACTGATTCTCCTGATCCATCTTTTAATTTTCTATCGTAAACTAAATATCCTTTTTCATAATCATATCTAACGGTTAAATGTTTGAATTTTAATTTTTTCATTTCTAAAATTTCATCATAATTAACTATTTCATGTAAATGAGTAGCAAATATAAAATTTACATTTTTATTATATAACCACCTTAATCCTGATACAAATATACTTATTGCTGATTCATATTCAGTACCAGAACATAATTCATCTCCTAATACTAAACTTCTCTCATCAGCCATATTTAAAATTGTTCTCATTTCCGTCATTTCTATTGCAAATGTTGATAAACCTTTAAACATATTATCATTATTTAAAATTCTTGTAAAAATTTTACTATATGGAAAATATTGAAAATTACTACATGGTACATACATACCCGCTTGTGCTAATATTATACATAACCCCAATGCTTTAATAGTACTTGTTTTACCCACAGCATTTGTACCATATAATAACATTCCTTTTTCTTCGTTGTCTAAAGTTAAATCATTTGTTACATATTTTTCATCATTTTGAATTTTTTCTATTAAACAATGTCTAATATCTTTTGCTTGAACATATGAAATATTATTGTTGTTTTTAATAACTGGTTTACAGTAATTGTTCTCTCTTGATACAATACTTTTAGTTATTAGAATATCAATTAATGAAATGTAATTACCTATTTCTTTTATTTCATCATATATTTCTAAAAAGTTGTTGAGAGAAAGAATATACTCTTTTGATAACAAAGACTTCCATTTTATATTATTTTTAAAATATGAAATTGTTAAATTATTAATATACTCATTACTGAGTGAAACATTTGCATTAGTAATTTTTGTTATTTTTAAGTTAGAAAAATATTCAGTATTTTGTTTTTCTTTTTTAACTAACTCTCTTATAACATCACCTCTTTTTTTTGTACATATTAAATTAGGTGGCATTTTTTCCGTTTCATGTAAATTAATGTAAGAACCTTTTTTTTTAACAGATTTTAATATTAAATTATTATAAAAATTCATTACATCATGTAAATTAGTATTTGTTTTAATCATTGTTTTTTCAAATGAATCTATTTCAGGACAATAATCTATTTGAAAAATATTCTTTTCTATATTTTGACTGTCTATTTGTTGAAGTTCTTCTAATTTATATATTTTATTAAACAAATTTATAATTTTATCACAACTATTTGTAATATTTTTAACGTTTTTCTTTTTAAAATATTTTGTTAGTGTTTTATTTGTTATATTCCATAACTCTTTAGCATATAAAATGTTATTATATAATTGATGTAATTGATTTGGTTTAATATTTTTTAATACTAATGATCTAAGTAAACGTGAATGATCATTTGTAGATTTTAAATATGTTTGTGTATTATCAATGATATTATCTTCTGTATTTATAATTTTTTCTATTATTTTATATTCTTCCTCCAAATATTTAACATCATATACTGGATGTAATAATATTTCTTCAAAATCACGCTTTCCCATTGGTGTCATACACTTATTAATTAAATTTATAACACTTTCATTTTTATTATCTGAAATAACATTTAATTGTTTTAACGTTTGACATCCTAAATATACATTTTGAGAATGAGTTTCTATTTTTGGTTCTTGTAAATATTTAACTAAATATGGATTATGATTTTCAATCCAATATAATAAATAGGAAAAACTTTGACATGCCAATGGAAAATTTACATATGTTTCAAAAAAACTAGAAAAATCATGAATTGTATAATATGTTTTAAATATTTCTTGAATATATGTTTGTTTTTGACAATTATTTATGATTTTATTATTTTCAAAATTATCAACTAAATTTACATTTAAACATTTGTTTTCGATATAATTTAATATATTATTTAGTATTTCAATATTATCTAATCCATTTTTATCACATATTAAAATTATTTCATTAGGTTTATATATTGATAAATATCTTTCTACTTCATTAAAAGATGTTTCGTTACTTTTACTTTCATATTCAAATATATTACATTGTCCTGTGTTAATATTTACACTAGAAAACCCGTATATAACACTTTTATTTGATTTTATATTTTCAATCCATATTGTAGTTATATTATTTGATAATTCATTATCACTTTGGAAATATGTTCCCGGAGAATATATATTTGTTAATTTACGAATTTTCTTTTTGCCTTCATCAAATTGATCATAAACAAAACATCGAAAACCATTTTTAGTTAATTTTGTCAAATATTTTTCAAGAGAATAATCTCTAAAACCAGCCATATAAAGATCTTTATTATTGTATTTATGACCTTTTTTTGCTGCTACAAGATCACATAATTTACTAAAATCGTATATATTACTATATTTATCATCAAAATTATTTGAATCATTTTTAATGCCATATACTTCATAAAATGCTCCTACTAACATTAATAATATTGATTTACCAGGATATTCTAACCTATGTTTTTTGGTTAAAATAAAATATTCATCTATTAATGATGTCATAATAATATAATATATGATATATCTTTATGTAATGATTATAAAAGTATTTAAGCATAACATAATACGTATATTAAGGTTATTATGAAAAATATAATAATAGATATAAAAAAATTTAACAGAGAAAATGTTTATTTTAATGATCCAGTAAAAAATACAATAATTGCCAATAGTACATTTCGTAGAATATTATATTCCACTAATTATGTTACATTAAATAATTTACAATTTTTAATTAATGTAAAAAATGTTAAAATGGTAAAATTTTATCAAAAATTCAAATGTTATTTAAATGAAAATGATAATAATATAAAAAATACTGTTACCCAATTGGTAGATATTGAAAATAACTTACTTCAAAAAATAAACAATTTTAATAAAATACCTAAATATTCACTATTAGAACAAGTGCGTTTAGGTTTCATTAAGTGTTGTCATAATGAGAATGATAAAATAAATGATAATGTATCATCTTTGAATATTCATTTTAAAATTTCTGGTATTTGGGAGAGTGAAAATGAATTTGGTGTTACATATAAGATTATATCTTATACATAATTATTTATATTTATTAAGATAATCATCAGTTGCATAATATTTTATAAATAACATAATTTCATATTTTAAATAAACATATAATAAAAATATAGCTAAGTAAGCAAATGATAAACCATCTAATAACATTATGCTTGAATCAGCAGATAGCATAAAAAATAAATATATATATGAAAATAAAGAACTAAATATTACTAACACATTTTTTATGAATTTCTTTGTTTCAAATATAACAGATGTAGAAGCTTGTTCTGCTTCTTTTTTAATATCATCAAATTGTTTAACTGTATGACCTTCTATTATTGTTTCATTTGCTGCTTTTTGTATATTCTCATCCATTTTATCTATAGTTTTTGATGTTTCAAATACTATTTCATTTTCAAATATTTCCCAAATATTTATTACACTTTGTAGAAAAAATACAAAAAAACCATTTAATGGATTACTTATATGTGTTATAAAATCAGCATTACCTTTTCCAACAATATAAGAGAAGAATGATATAAAAAATAATAAAAATACTGATAAAAACGATGTTATAAAATATAAAAATTTTCTTGCTTTACCTACAAAATTTGATATTATTTGTAATATTGTTATTAAACTTATACTTGAAAATACTACCATATTCGTTTTAACAATATTAATTGGACCTAATAAAAACTCTAACATTATTATAATAATACATTATAATAATATTTTTTTTAAATATATCTCATTATTAATTCTTCTGTTAAAATATCATAATTATTTACAAATTCTTTTATTTTTTTTAAATTCAAAAATTTTGGTTTTTTCATTTTATTTGTTTTAAAATAAACATATGGTCCATATTTACCATTTCGTACACTTAAATTTTCTGTTATAACTTTTAATATATTTGTTTTTTCATTTTCATTTTCTTGTAATATTATTTTTACACTTTCAATAGTAATATTATCTATATCATTTTTCAATTCATCTGTTAATTTAATATTTTTATTCTTATATTTTAAATAATATCCATATGGACCATTATTTAATGTAACTTTTTCATTATCATATTCTCCTAATATTTTTTCATTTTTTTCTTCAACTATATCACTAAACTTTAATGTTTCATTATTATCTTTTAAATATTCATATGTATATTCTTTTTTAATAGGAAAAAATGTAGTCTTATCATTCACAGTTTTTTTTAGTACTAAACCATATTTAGCATTAATACATTCATATTCGTTTTCTATTAATATATTATCTTTCTGTGGTAATAATGATTTTTGACCTTTAATAATGTTTGTAATATTTTCATTAAACTTATTACATGTATCATGATAAGATGATACATTTTTTGCTATTTCATCTATTGTATCTTCCATATTTTTTGTATAATCATAGTGAAATAATTCACTATAATATTTATATAAAAAATCACATACAACAATACCCATATTTTGAATAATTAATTTATTTTTTTCACCTTGAAATACTTTTTCTTCTTCATTTAATATGATTTCTTTTTCTTTATTTAATAAATAATTTTTACATTTTGATTTCTTACCTTTTACATCAGTTTTTTTTACATATTTTCTATCAAATAACCTATCCACAATTGATGCAAATGTAGAAGGGCGACCTATACCCAAAGTTTCTAATTTATGGATTAATGAAGCTTCTGTTAAATGTTGTTTTGTTTTTTCAATATGTATTTGTGATTGAATATAATTATATGATAATGGTATTTTATCATTTAAATTTTTAATAAAATTAAAATTATCACCTTCATCCTTATAATCTATTTTTCTCCAACCTAAAAATATTGGACGTTTTGTTTTATATGAATAAAAATGTTCACATGGTGCTGATATTTTCATTTCTAATTCTTCAAAAATACTATCTGTCATACATGTTTTAAGATTATGATTACGTATTAAAGTATATAAGTTTTGATATTTTTTTTCGTTAAATTTATCGGGAACAAATACCAAATCTATATTAGTTACTCTTATTGCTTCATGTGCTTCTTGCGCATTTTTATTTGAATTTTCACTATTGTTATTCATTTTATCTATATTTTCATTAATATACGTATTATCATATTGTTGTAGTAAATATTTTTTTACATTTTCAATAAAATCTTTAGAATATTTAATTGAGTCTGTACGCATATATGTAATCAAACCTGCTTCATATAATTTTTGACAAATCATCATAGTTTCTTTTGGTGACATATGTAAATTATTGCTAACTGTTTGTTGTAGCATACTAGTTGTAAATGGTTTGGGAGGATTAGTTCTTATTTTTTTTGTTTTTTTAGATAAAATAGAATGATCAAATAATTTGGATAATTCTAAAAAAGTAATTAATTCTTTCTCTTGTTTAAAATCATATTTTAAATTACATAATAAATTAATATTTGTAAATGATGCTATTGTTTTGTAATATTTTTCTGGTTTTTGATTTTCGTATTCTAAATGATTTTCATATATTATTTTAAGTGCTGGAGTTTGACAACGACCTGCAGATAAATTAGCATTACGATTAATATATTTCCATAATATTGGTGATATTTTAAAACCAACAAATAAATCAATTACTTGTCTTGCTTTTTGTGCATCAACCATATTCATATTTAATTTTATTGGATTATTAATAGCATTTTGAATAGCTGTTTTTGTAATTTCATTAAACACTATTCTTTTTGTTGTATTAATTGATAAATTATATTGATCACAAATATGCCATGCAATAGCTTCTCCTTCTCGATCATTATCACTTGCCAATATAACTTCTGTTGATTTTGATATTTCTTTTTTTAATTGTGTAATATATTTTTTTTTATTTTCACACAATGTATAGTCTATTTTGAAATCATTATCTATACTTTTCAACCCTTTTATTTCACGAAAGTGACCATATGATGCAATAACTTTATAATCTTTTCCCAAAAATGATTCTATTTTTTTACATTTTGCTGGTGATTCTACAATTACTAATTTTGTCATATATGTAATACCGTTTAATTTTTAAAGCTTTTTATAAAAATATATTTATAAATATAATAATCTCAGAACCCGGTTTTTTTTATAAAAAAAAAATAAAAATTTTAAAAATGGACAAGGTTTTTTTGGGAAAAATAAATTTTTTTGAAAAAAAAATCAAAAAAAAATGGGCACCAAAAAATGATGATTTTTTATTTATTATTATTATTATTATATAAGATAACAAAATTAGTATAAAAAAATATTTTGTTACCAACATATTTTTTTAAAAAATCGGGTAAAAAAGTAAAAAAAACCTTATTTTTGTGAAAAAATGCAAAAAATGCGACTTTTTGGGTATCATTTTATGATACCATAAAAATCGAAAAAGTCGCAAAAAAATATTTGAAAAAATATATACATCATTATTAATAATGAAATTAAAATAATTAAAAATAAAATAAAAGCATAAAATAAAATGATACCATATGATACCATAAAAGTCGCATTTTAATAATAAAAAAAAACACATCTACAATGATAACAAAAATACAAAAATATATACAAAAAAAAATTTAAATATTTTTTATAAAAAAATATAATTTTTATAAAAAAACCAATATAAAAATTACGACTTTTATGTAATCATATATTAAGAGTATATGATGACAAAAAAATCGCAAAAAGTCGCACAAAATTATTTTTGTGAATGTTGTAACTATACTACAAGTAAAAAATATGATTATAATAAGCATTTAACCACACGTAAACATGAAATGATGACAAAAGGATTACAAAAAAGTAGTGAAAAAGATAATTTTGTATGTTCATGTGGAAAAGAGTTTAAACAGCGTCAAAATTTATATAGACATAAAAAAAAATGTCAATATGTTGATGATAATAAAAACTTTGAAACAAATAATAATGAAAATGAAGAAATATTAATAGATGAGAGTAAAATAGATTATAAAGGTATGTTTGTAACAATGATGAAAAAAAATGATGAATTACAAAAAACGATTGTAGATATGATTCCAAAAATTGGTAGTAATAACACAACAACAACAAATAAAGTAAATTTAAATATATTTTTGAATGAACATTGTAAAGATGCATTAAATTTAAATGATTTTGTAAATACTTTACAAATACAAATGAGTGATTTAGAAAATACAGGACGGGTTGGTTTTATAGATGGAATGAGTCAAATATTTTTAAATGGATTACAACAGTTAGATATGACACGACGTCCAATACATTGTAGTGATTTAAAGAGAGAAATATTATATGTTAAAGATAATGATACATGGCAAAAGGAAGATACTGAAAAAACACATATTGTAAATGCTATTAATACAATTAAACATAATAATATAAAACAAATAGAACAATGGAAAGATGAACACCCAGAATGTTTAGATGCTCAACATCCAGAAAATGATACATTAATAAATATTGTTAGTAGTAGTGTTTGTACTGATGATACAAATGTGAAAAAAATAATAAAAAATATAGCAAAAGAAGTAACAATAGAATAAATTAAGCACTATTCATGCTTTTATATTGTTTCCATGAAATATTAATAGCAGGTTCTTTTTGAATTTTTTCAATTACATCTTTTTCATTTTTTTCTGTTCGTTTTAGAGCACTATCTATATATATTTGTTTTAATATTTGACCAATTTCATATGAAGCATTATGTTGATTAGATTCACCATTTTCAATAGCTGCTAATTTTTGTACAAATAAAAGTAATAATTGTACATTTATTTCTTCATTTTTTAATTTATTAAATATATCAGTATAATTGTTATATAAAAATGAACATTCTTTACGTAATAATTCATCAAATAATTTTTTATTATTAATTTTTAATTCTTTTTGTTTTTCGTGTAAAACATTTATGCGAATAATGTCTCTTTTTATGTCTTCACTGTGTTTTAGTTTACGAATATTTTCTGTTTGATCAACAACGTCATTTTCTTTAATCATTCTTTGTAGAGTTAATGATTCTTGAGGATTCATTTATATATAGATGAAAAATAAAAAAATAAATTTATAACGAGTATTAGATTAAATTTCATTAAAATAATAATTTAATATATTAATTATTTTAATGACAAACAATTATATATTTTACATTTTTATTTTAATAATATCATTATTAATAATGTATTTCATACAATTTAATTTATTTATGGATAAACATGAGGATTGGGAAGAATATAATAAAATAGTAGAAAATGTTTATTCTAATGATAATGATAATGTTTTAGAGAAACATTATAGATTTATATGTGAAATATTAGAATTATTTTGGCATAATATAGAAAAAAATTATACAAATACACTGAACTATATTATGTTATTATTTAATAAATTTATAAATAATTTTTATTCAATGAGTGGTTATATAATTAATAAAAATAAGAAAGAAGGTTTTTGTTTTAGTGGTGATAATTTAATAAAATTAAATGATGGAAAAATAAAGAAAATGAGTGAAATAAATTTAGGAGAAACATTAGAAGGAGGAAGTGTTGTTTATGCAACAATGAAGATAAAAAATACTGATATAAATGGTAATTATATATCAAAATTATATTGTATACCTAATGGTGGTGTAAATGATACAGATATTTTAGTTTCAGAAAGCCATTTAATATTAGAAGAAATCAATGAAAGTTACATATATGTAAAGGATCATCCTCATAGTATATTATTACCAAATAATTTAGAAGAGTTTTTTTGTTTGATAACACATGATCATAATATAAATATAGGCGAATATACTTTCAGTGATTGGGAAGACAATGGAATAATTCCCGAATTAAATACTTATCAGTTTATAGATAACAGTATATATTAAGCTAAAAAAAAGTGAATTTTAAAAATAATATTTTATCTATATTATGTATAATATGGATATTAACAGTATAGTCAAGCAAATGCAAGAATTTAAGTTATTTGGTTTAAAATTTAGATTAGAAGTAGTACTTTTATGTGTTGCTTTAGGTTATGTTATTGGAGCACATGTTTTTTGTTCTTGTTTAACAGTTGATCCTCAAGAAGGATTTGCTTTATTAACTGATATGAAAAATTTGATAATGAATCGTTTAACAGGAAAAACATCTGGCTCAGGAAGTGGAAGTGGTACTACAGAAACTTTTGTAACTAGTCAATTTGCTGAAGTAGATTCAGGTATTGATAGTGGTGTACCTAACCCTGAAGGTGTTGCTGCTCATTTAAAAAGTGACCATACAAGTACATCAATGCCTTTAGATAACAATAAAAAAGATTTTTTCGAAAAAACTGAATTTAAAGCCGATTGTTGTCCTTCTACATTTTCTAATGGTGACGGTTGTGCTTGTTTATCATTTGATCAATTAAATCATATTCGTTCAAGAGGTGGTAACAGTACTCAAACAACTGAATTTTAATTAAAATAATAATTATAATTATATTTAAACTATAATTATAATTTAAAACATTAATACATATCAAAAATAATGAATACAGATAATGATGTTGGTAATGTAAATAATATTGAATTAGATAATTTAGAAGAAGGAAATAATAAGATTACATATAATAAACCAATATATCAAGATGAAACACATACTTATTTAGTAGTAAATTCTAATTTTTTAAATTTATTTTCATCAATATATGTAGCAAAAGAGAAAGGGATATTATTTTCATTACCACATATGGCTGTCTTCATGACAAGTTATTTTTTTTGGAGAAATCCAAGATATAATTATACAAGATTCATAGATTATATTGTAGCTCAAACTTCAATAGGTTTTACTTTAATTTATTCATTTATTTTGAATAAACAATTTGTAGGAATATTATTATTTTTATCATTATATTATGTTTTCATGATGAGTTGTCATTATAAAACAATAAATGAAGAAAATAGATCGTTGAGATTACATTCATTATTATATTTTATAGGTAGTGTTGGTAACGTTTATATATTTACAAAATGATTTAAGTATAATTGGGTATTATTATTATTTATGAATAATAATATAGATTTATCAGGAAATAAATTAGAAAATAAAATTAAAGATTTATGTGATAAAATAATAGTAAATGAGGAAATTATTATATATAAAAGATCTAATGCTAATTTGATGTTAGCTATGAATATGACAAATTTTTTTACAACTTTATATATCATAAAATCAGCAGGAATAATTTATTCTATACCACATATTTTAGTGTGTATTACTAGTTATTTATTTTGGAGAAAACCACAATATAATTTAATACGTGTTATTGATTATCTGACTGTAGCATTTACAATGTTATTTTCTTACATTTTTTCTTTCATTTTCAATAAAGAAATGATATGTACATTTGTTTTATTAATAGAAGTATATGTATTTTCATTAAGTACATATTTCAAAAGTATTGATGAAGAAGACAAGTGTATTCATGTTCATGCAATACTATTTTTAATAGGTAATATAGCGAATGTTTATGTATTTACAAATTAATTTTAAGTATTTTTTATAATTAAAATATTATATTATTTATAATATTTTATGATAAATCTTATTTATTTATCTCAATTTTTAATACTACTATTTTTAATAGGTAATATATCGAATGTTTATGTATTAACAAATTAATTATTCAACTGTAACAACTTTTGCCAAATTTCTAGGTTTGTCAGGATCTATATTTTTAAATACACTAATACGATATGCTAAGTATTGCGTACAAATATTCATTAGTAAATTAATAAAAATTTTAAAGTCGTTATTAAGATATATAACATTATTTTCATTAAATTTTACAGAATGATTTTTAAGAAAATTTAAATATATTTTCGAGTTTGTAATTGAAAATATTTTTGCCCCTCTTGCTATTAATTCTTCATAAGCATTAATCATTTTACTAATATTAGCATCATCTGCGACATATAAAATTACTGGGAAATTATTTTGTATTAAAGCTAATGGTCCATGTTTTAGTGAACTAGCACTTACACCTTCAGCGTGTATATATGTTATTTCTTTAATTTTTAATGCACCTTCATAAGTAATTGGAAGTAAATCACCTTTAGCTATTAAAAAACAACTAGAGTTATTTTTAAAGTCATGAAGCCATGTATCAAGTAAGTTAATTTTTTTTGTAAGTATATTTTGTATACTTTGTGACAAAGATCGTAATTCTTTAATGTATAATGTTCTTCTAATACTAATATTTTCTTGAATTTGAGAAAACCAAATACTGATCAGTGCTAAAATAATACATTGTGATGTAAATGATTTTGTAGATGCTACTGCAACTTCCCTTCCAGCATTTAAATATACACCACAATGTACATCCCTAGCAATTTGAGAATCAACAACATTTACAACACCAATATGGAAACAATTATAATTTTTACCAATATCAATACATCTAATTAAATCTCTTGTTTCACCAGATTGACTTAAAAATATTATTCCTGTCTTACCTTCTATTGGAATCATATATTCAGTAAATTCACAACCATCATAATAATTAATTATTTTAAAATTACAATTGTCTTCAAAATACTTTTTCCCTATCATTGACGCATAATAAGATGTACCACAACCTAAAATAAGTAAATTATTGATATTTAAAAGTTCATCTTTATATTTTTCTAACCCACCTAATTTAACATCGCAATTGGATAATATTCTTCCACCAAGACTTATTGCACGTAATGTAGAATCAACTTGTTCAAATATTTCTTTTTCCATCCATTTATAATATGGTTCACATGTTAAATCACTATTGAAATTATTTTCAAGAACATTAGTTTTTTCACTATTACCGAATAAAGTATCAATATCAATAGAATTATTTTTATTTAATGATATTTTGTAAACATCATCATTATTTACTTCAAAGTATTCATTTATTTTATTACAAAAGCCAGAAATTTCAGATACAATATATGTTTCGTTTTCTTGTTTTCCAATTAATAAAGGACTGCCTTTTCTAGTTACATAAACAGTATTAGGTGTTTTAGAACATAAAATAACTAGTCCCCATGTACCTGACAATTTAGAACAAACATCTTTTATAATATTTTCAATATTCTTATTATCTTTGTTATTTTCATAATACATTAATAAAAGATTAGCAATAACTTCACTATCTGTTTGTGATTTAAAATTTGAATAATCATGTTTTTTTAATAAAGATTTTAGATCTTGATAATTATCAATAATACCATTATGAACTATTGTGAAAATATTTTTCATACATGTATGTGGATGTGAATTTTCATCTGTTTTTGCTCCATGTGTTGACCATCTTGTATGTCCAATACCAATTTTTTTATTAATATGTAGATTAGAATTTTCACCTAATAATTTTAATGAATCATTATTTTCACAAGAAGCATATTTTGTAGTGAAAAAATTTCCAGATGAATCTATTGTTGTAATACCAGCAGAATCATACCCTCTATTTTGCAATTGTTTAAGACCGTTATATATAATATTATAACAATCAATACTATTATTAATATAAGCAATAATACCACACATTATATTATATTAATAAATTATATTTTTTTAAATATTTTAACTTGTATTTTCAATATATAAAATTAAATAAAATTGATTAAAAAATAATATTTATAATAAAAATAAAAAATATGTCATTAGTTTTTACAAGACTTTTGTATCCTAAAGAGGATGTTATAACAACAATGGTTGATTGTTTTTATAACAAACGAAGTTATGATGAATTTATATATTGGTTATGTGAATATTATTTTAGTGGTTATCATGAAGATACATTTAATGTATTAATTACAATATATTATACTTTTATACATATTGAAGATAATGATAATAAAATAATAAATTTTATAAAACAAAAATACAGTATTTGGAAAAAATCAATAAATAAAAAGCCAAAACACAATTTAATAATTAATGTTGCAGAAAAGTTATATTTTACAAATATGAATACAATAATATATGATTTATTAAGACCACATTATAATGATAGTAAAAAAATAACATTGTACAAAGGAAAAAAACCAGAATGGTTTAAGGAATTTAATGAAAAAGAAAAAGGATTTATATATTCAATTTATAAGAAAAATGAAAATAATATGATACATTATTTACAATTATTATTAAATAATAATTATGATGATGAAAAGATATTAAATTTATGTAAATGTAAAGAATTAAATTTAACATTTGATAATACAATTATAGAATTATTAGATGTTAATTGTCTGACTAAACATGTAGTTTTATCTTCAGTAATGATTAAAATGATAATGGGTAATAATTATAAAGAAACCTTTATTAAACGTCCAAAAAGAGAGAAAATAGAAAAAGAAGTTATTGATAATTACATGATAATATATGAAAGCGATAAACCTAGAAATATTTTGAGAGAAAAAAGAAAATATAGTCTGAATGTTGAAAGATGTAACGAGGATAATGAAGAATTAATGAATTGTTATTTTTACAAATGGTTATATTATTCATATGATTGTCCATTATGGTTAGAGAGAATACAAAAATATAATGGGGAAAAAAATGATGAAACAAAAGAAATAGAATTTGATGAAAATGAAAAAGAAGGACAAGAATCATTATTTGATCAGTTTTGGAATAAATATAGTTATGAACCTGATGAACAACCTAAAGGATTTACAGAACAAATATTATAATATTTATTCTATTTACGTATTTTATTAATATTGTTTTTATACCAATTATATGTTTTTTTTAAACCTTCATCTAGTTCAGTAAAAGAAAAATTTTTATAATAATGTTTAAATTTTTTATTCGAAACAGTTTTTTTCAAACAACCATCATTTTTACTATTATCCCATTCAATACAATCCTTTTTAATAATCATAATAACAGATAATTTTTCAACAATTTCTTTAATTGAATATTCATAGTCATTACAACATATTAATGTTTCTGTTTTGATTTCTTTTTTATTAATAAGTATATCACAAATAATATTAGCAAAATCAGCAGCATATAACATTTGTCGTAAAGGTTTTCCTGAACCATAAGCAATAAATTTTTCGTTTTTATTTTCTAATGAATTATAAAAACGATGCATTAATCCAGGTAATAAATGACTATTTTCTGGATTAAAATTATCATATGGTCCATATAAATTAACAGGAACAAGACAAATAAATTCTGTGTTGTATGTTTTATTAAAATTTTGACATTGTATATGCATCATTCTTTTAGAATAAGCATATCCCTCATTAGAATAATGGGGAGGCGATTCATGTATCATTGTTTCATCCATAGGAAATATAGACGGATTATGTGGAAAAATACAAGATGACAATATAAAAACACCTCTATTTATTTTATATTTAATACAAGCCTCAAGTATATTTTCATTTATGCGAGTATTATTTGAGAACATAGAACAATTATTATTCATATTTTTAAAAAGACCACCAACATCAGCGGCTAAATGAATAATATAATTAAAATTATGTCTATAAAAAAAAGATAATACATGTTCACGATTAGTTAAATCAATAGATAGATCGTTATTTAAACTTCTATTAATAAATATAAATTCGTGATTTGAATAGGAATTATTATTATAAATGATATCTTTAATGTTATTTCCAATCATACCATTACCTCCAGTAACTAATATTTTCATTTATTAATATAATATTATATAATAATAAGTTTATATTTAGTTATTAAATTATTATTAAATATTAATGGTAAAATTAGCTTTTATTACTGGAATAACAGGACAAGATGGGTCTTATTTAGCAGAATTATTAATAGAAAAAGGTTATAAGGTATATGGTATAGTAAGACGTACATCACTCCTTTTTTCACATACAAGAATAGATCATATAAGAGAAAATATTCATCTAGAATATGGTGATATGAGTGATGGTTCATCATTAACAAATTATATAACAAGTATTGTTAATGAACATGTAGATTTTGAAGTATTTGAAATATATAATTTAGCAGCGCAAAGTCATGTAAAGATTTCATTTGAAATACCAGAATATACTTCATTAATAGATGGAATAGGAACATTAAAGTTATTAGAAGCAATTAGAACATTTAAAAAAGATATACAAAATAAGATCAGGTTTTATCAAGCAGGAACAAGTGAAATGTTTGGTGATGTATTGGAAAAACCACAAAAAGAAAATACTCCATTCAATCCTCAATCCCCTTATGCATGTGCCAAAGTTTATAGTCATTATTTAGTGAATAATTATCGCGATTCTTATTACCTATTTGCGTGTAACGGAATTTTATTTAATCACGAAAGTCCACGACGTGGGGATAATTTTGTCACGATGAAAATTGTTAATGGTGTCAAGAAAATTGTTGAACAAGAAAAAACATATGAAAATGAGATAAGAGAATGTAATGGTAGTCATGAAAGTGTATTACATAACGTTAATTATGAAGAAGAAAGAAAAAAAAAACCAGATTATGTATTGAAATTGGGAAATATTGATAGTAAGCGTGATTGGGGACATTCTAAAGATTATGTATATGGAATGTGGCTCATGCTTCAACAAGATAAGCCAGATAATTATGTATTGGCTACTGGAAAAACATATACTGTAAGAGATTTCATTGAACGTTGTTTTGCCAAAGTTGGTAAAGAAATTGTTTGGGAAGGGGAAGGTATTGAGGAAGTAGGTAGAGAGAAATTAACCGGTAAAATATTAGTCAAAATTGATGAGAAATATTTTAGACCTTGTGAAGTGGAATTCTTGCTAGGGGACGCAACAAAAGCGGAAACTGAGTTAGGCTGGACTAGAGAATATGATTTAGATGGGCTTATTGATGATATGATGAAGTGAATTGGTGTAAATGTGTAATACGAAATTATAATGATATAAAAATAAATTATATTATTATATATGATTTCAATAGCTTATATTAATTATTGGAATGACCCACATAATGATAATTATTTCACAAAGTTTATAGAAGAAAATATTGGCCCAGTTAAAAAAGTAAATCCTGGTGATTATCCAGATATTCTTATAGCATCTTGTAGTGGAAATATAAATAATGTCCAAAATATAAAGGCAAAATGTAAAATATTTTATTACGGAGAAAACTTAAATAGGTATCCTCCTTATAATAACGATAAACTATTATATGACACATTTGATTTGATAGTTGGTTTTAAAAATACCGATTTATCCAAAAAGCAAATAAGATTTCCCCTATGGTTGATGTATTATCATTATTACAAGTATAATGAAAATGATAATATATTAACGTATATTCAAAATAAATACAATGAAAATATAAAAAAACAGAAGGAATTTTTTGGCACTATTATCGCGCGTCATGACCGCGGTGGCCAGCGTACATTAATATGTAATGAATTATCCAAATATGGTGATATTAAAGCTCCGGGAACATATCGTAAAAATACCCAATCAATTGGTAATACACATAATGATAAAATAAACTATATATCTAGAGGAACATATAATATATGTCCTGAAAATTCGATATATGAAGGATATTTCACTGAAAAAATATTTCAAGCGTTTGAAGGAGGAACTATTCCATTATATTGGGCGGTAGATTTACCGGAACCAGAAATTATAAATAAGAATAAATATTGTTTCTGTGATATAAATAATAAAGAAGCATTGGAAAAATCAATCGAAAATGTATGCAAAAATCCAAATCAGTATATTGAGGGAGAATTATTTACAAAAAATGCTGGGGAAAATATACAATTATTTTATTCTACACTGTTAGAAAATTTAAGAACGTTATTAGTTACTTAAAATAATCAAAATATTCTATTGTACCATCATTTGAATTATATTTATCAATAACCTTTTAATATACAAATATTAATTGTTTGAAATCAATATATAGATTAATAATTTTGTCCATCTCCATGCCCATCATCATAATAAAAACATACATCATCAACATAAACACTATTGGTGTGTTCTAATGCTCTTAACCAACAATCGTAATCTTCGCGACCATTTTTTACATTTTTAAAATTATTAATTGTATCTAATATATTCTTTTCCATTAAAACGCTACTGCAAATTACACAGTTATGAATTTTCAAAAAGTCATGTGACCAAATTTTAGGAAATCCATTATTTAATAAATTGCTACCCTTTTTCTTATAAATATTTTGTAAGGTATTATAATGGTGTTCTCCATTATATTTTTTATAATTTTTATTTATATCATAAACACCATTTCCAATCAATCCGTCCGTGGAAGACATTTTACATCCTGATTTTTTCATTGCATTTATTTGTAATTCTATTTTTTTTGGTAACCATATATCATCATCGTCGCAAAATGCAATATATTTACCTGTTGATATTTCAATACCCTTATTTCTAACATATCCTGCACAAGCGTATCCAAGTTTTTGTTTCGTATTTTGTTCCAAATGTAGAATTGTGATATTTTTTGCACCCCAGTCGTAATTATAGTATTCTTTTTGTGTTGATTTATCGTTAATTACAATAATTTCTAAATTATTATAGGTTTGTTTTTCGACTGATTCTATCGTGTTCAATAGATATTCGAATCTATTGAATGTTGGAATAATAACTGAAACCTTTTCCATTATATATATTTATTTTTTTTTTTTTAGATTTAGACGAAATAATTATAGGGTCATTTTAAATGCGAAACGGATTAAAAATGTTAATTCATTACACATAATTGAAATGTGACAATGATTCATAACAATATTATATTATTATATTATTATGAAGAAAAAATTACTTATTATATTGTTGAAAATAAATATGTATTTATAGTAAATTATAAATTTTCCAGTTTATATCAGAATATTTACTCATAGGTCTATAACAATGATAATCACTATAATTACCAGCAGTTATATTTTTTATTGTATTAATATTAGAAATATTAAAGTTGTTTCTATTTAATCTCTTAAATTTTGTTTCATTTTCTTTAAGACAAATAAAATTATTTGTATTATTATTCCAAATCATTACTTTATCAAATAAAGTAGTTTGGTCAATACACCAACCAATATTACCGTGCCCTTCTTTAATAATATTATTAGCATTTACATTTTTAATTGTATTTTTAATATCTTCTAATGAATTTATTCCAAAAATATTTTTCCATGTTGTTGGAGTAGCTACATTATAACACATCGCTATTTGTTTATAATCAAAACATATATTTTCTCTATAATAAATAAATTTATTGTTATTATATGATTTAATATTTTCAGTATAATAAGTTCTATTCATAGGAAGCATATCTATATCTGTTATCATTATTCCATTTTCATAATTAAGAATACAAGGATATAATAATCTAATAAACTGGGATATAAATGATGTTAATACATTTTCAATCGGTTCAAATAATATTATATTGGATTTATAAGATAATAAACTTTCCGGTATTTGTTTTGCGATTAATATAATTTTAACATCTACAGTTGGATATAACTTATTCCAAGTTTTAATAAAAATAGGTACAAATCCTATATATAATTCATTTTCATTAACAGATGTTAATACACAATCTAAAATCATTATATTATATATAATACGTTTATTAATATAATATAAACGAATTATATAATATTATATATATGAGTAATTATTGGGATGAACGATTTTTATCTAAACTTGATGCTATTCCGAAGATTATTTTTGAAGTCGGTGCTAGATATGGTGATGAAAGTATAAAATTGTCGGAAATATTTAAAGAATCATCGATTTATTCATTTGAATGTAACCCAAATACTATATCAATATGTGAAAACAAATTAAATTTAAAACAAAATATTACCTTTATAAATAAAGGTTTAGGTGATTCAACTACAAAATTACCATTTTACTCATATAATGATAATAATGACGGAGCCTCATCATTATTTAAAAGAATTGACAATGAAACCACCCAAAAAATGAGTGGATATATCGAAATAGAAAAAATAAGTAATATTATAAAACAATATAATATTGAATGTATTGATTTATTATGTATGGACATTCAAGGATCTGAACTAAATGTGTTAAAGGGTGCAGGTAAATACCTACAAAATATAAAATATATTATAATGGAAGAACCTAATCCAATAATAAATTTAAAATATTTACCAAAAAATACTTATACAAAATATATAGGTGCCCCAACTCCAGATGAAATTAAGCATTATATGATACAAAATAATTTTATTGAAATTTGTAGAATAAAAGAAAATGAAATTGAAGATAACGTTATGTATAAAAACAATAAGTTTAATTAAAATATTTAAATATATTATTATTATTATTTATATAATGTCGCAAAAAATACATTTAATAACATATGGTAATGATAAATTTAGAAACGCAAAACAAAGAATAAATAATGAAGCTATAAATAGTAGATGGTTTGATACAATAGAAGTTTATAGTCCTGATATTTTAGATGATAGTTTTAAAATGAAATTTAATGATATATTAAAACAACCAAGAATTGCTGGATATGGAGTATGGAGACCATATATCATAAAAAAAAAATTGGATGAAATAAATGATAATGATATATTAATATATTTAGATGCTGGTTGTTCTATTAATATTAATGGAAAAAAACGATTTGATGAATATATTGAAATGATAAATAATTCAGATAAAGGTATTATTTCATTTCAAATGCCACATATTGAAAAAAAATATACTACAAAAGAAATATTTAATTACTTTAATATTGATATTAATAGCGAATATGCGAATAGCGGACAAATATTAGATGGCATTCTTATAATGAAAAAAAATAAAAATCTAAATATCATAAATGATATATGGTATAAAGTTATATATGATAACCCGTTATTATTTACAGACCATTACAATAAAAATCAAGAATCTTATTTTATAGATAATAGACATGAGCAAAGTATATTAAGTATAATTAGAAAAAAACACGGTTCTATTCTATTAACAGACGAAACATGGTTTACACCATTTGGAAATACAGAATCACTGAAATATCCATTTTGGGCGACTAGAAAAAGATAAATTCTTGAATATGCGTATTTAAATTTCCACCTTAATCACTTCCACTACATCGTGTATCATTTTTCGTTCAAGTATGGTATATTTCAAGTTATTCAATCCTGAACCCATTATCATTTCCTCCTTTTGCTTGTCATCTAAACTATCAATGTAATTTGGAATCCACATATCGGAAATTAGTTTTTTTTCACCAGTATATGTTATTGCGTTAGAAGTATGTGGCATTATTTTAAAAGATTGATTAGGATTATTTGTTATATTAATATTTTTCATACGACATCTAAAATACAATGCTCTATCTTCAATTCCCCAACCCCATATATTATTTGGAAACCCATTTATATTAAATATTATATCATGTTTTACCTTAATAATACCACCTAGAGATGAAGTATGAGCACTTTTAACACGAAACATTTCTATGTCTTCTTTCGTATAGATAGATTTAATAATTTCTAAACGGGGGTTAATATCAACGTCCTGTGTAAAAAAATATTTAGTTTTATTTTGATATTCTTTAAATGCTACATTTAATATTGCTCCACGGTTAAATGATTTACCTTCGTTTTGCTCTATTACTACTACCTTGGTATTAGGTAAATACTTTTCAAACAAAGGAACAGTATTTTTGATAAAATATTCTAAATGTGTATCCCTATCACGAAATGGTATAGCAATAATATTATCAAACATATATACGATATTATATTATATTTATATATTTAAATCAATTAATTAAAAAAATAACTCAATTAATTTGTTATTAATATGGTTGGCTATAATTATTTCACCTTTTGGATAAAAATGTAAATCTTTAGGTCTTTGAATTATATTTAATATTGGTTTAGTTTTTTCATATATATTTAATAACTCAATGTTCATATTTTTCATTTCTTTTTCAATAGAATTATTTCTATTTATTACAGATTCATTTGTAACTATTTGTTCTTTTGAATTAGGACCTCTTTCACTGTTAGATTCATTTTGAGGAAAATCGTCAGGAATTGGCGTACAATTACACCATAAAATATTTTTAATACTATTTTTTATTTTATTAACTAATTTTGGTGTTAATTCTTGATGTTCTATTTCTGTAACTCTTTGTGGGAAACCATGCATACCATCAAACCAAAATATACAATGATAATGTCTCCATTCTTCTATTTTCCATTCTTTAAGCCAACTATCAATATTTTTACAATGATGAGGTTGTTGTAAAACATTAACATAGGCAATATTGCGAAATTTATATCTAATTGTAGCTATACAATAATTTCCTATAATAGAGTCACCTACAATAAGAATTACTGGTAAATTACTTTCAATTTTATCACAAGGTGATTTTATTTTTTCATTATACCCTGAAAATCTACCAGCAAAACCATTTTTTTTGTTTTCTAGATCACCAGGACTTTGTCCATAAAATGTATTATTCCAAATAACATTTTGTAATTGCATATTAATAATATAATATAAATATTTTTAATATGTTTATGAGTATAAAATATAATTTATCATATTGTTCCAACAATTATCACTATGAACATTACGTTGATACCATTCATAACATGATTTTGACATACTATTCCATTGTTCTTGTGTTACATTATTAATTTTATCTTTGAAATCTTCTGGATTTTTTGCTTTTAAATAATGTGTATTTTCTATTAAAGGTTCTAAATATGAAGTAATAGATACATTTTCAGTAATTATTGGTACAGTACCTAATGCCATTAATTCAACCTCTCTATGACATTTTGAACCATAACCTCGTAAACACAAACCATATTTTGAATTACGTAATTTCATTAAATATTCATTATGTGAAAACAAGTGTTTTTGACCTTGTGTACAATAATATTCTGTCAACACGTCTTTCCATGATGTGTCCTTTCTAAAAACATTTTGAACACTATTTTCAATGTTGCCAATAAAAATCGATTCAATAGTTCTTTCATCATAATTCAAAATTTTGTTTTCTTTTAAAATTTTTTCCATTAACATAGGTTTTCTTGGCCAAAATATCCATGGTTTAACATTCATATTTTTAAATTTATTTTTGATTTGTTTACCTTCAACATTAACATCTCCATTACCTAGTAAAAGGAGTGAAGAATTATCTACTTCATTGTTTATCCATTCCAATGTAGGACGGTCATATGTTAAAATATTAGGTTCTAACCAACAATGTATTGTTTTATCATCAAATATCAAATCAACATCTTTATTTTTTAATTTCATTAAAATAGGTAATTCTCTATAACTATCATTATTATGACGTCCTAAACCAGGTAGAGGTTGTTTTGGAATTTTTAATATCCATTTATTTTTAACTATACGAGATATTATTGCTAGTAATTTATACATTTTTGCATCTTTTAAATGTTCAATAATTAATCTATTAAATATATCAAAACGTTTATCTAAAAAATGCGTATGAATGAATTTTAAAGGTTTATTTTTATAAAATAATTTATCATTTGGTATAGATGTAATGTTATTTTTAATTTGTTCATTTCCTTCTGGTGATAAATAATATCTCCAACATTGTAAATTGTAATTTTCTCCAAATTCAAAAAATGAATATTTCTTAGCAAGATCTTCAATAGATGCTTGATCAAAATATCTAGATTTTTTAGTAAAGTTTATCCAATCATGAGGAACAGTTTTATTTTTACTCCATAGTACTCCACCATTATAATACCCTGTTTTATTAATATGTTCTTGAGTTATAAATTGTGGTGAAATACCAATATCTTTTGAAAAATCAATATTATCAATAATATCTGTTATAATAATATCACTGTCTAAAAACAAAGTATCATTAGAGTAATCTAAAGCTTTTTTAATAACATTTGCTTTAGACATTTGAAATTCACTCCAAACCCCTTTTTTTTCCATAGACATTCTATTTAATCCATCATATTTGTCCAATTCTAAGTAAAAAAACATTCGTAATTTGGGTTGTGGTGACATGTTATCAATAGTATTTTTTGTTTTTGTATCACATAGTATATGTATTATTTCATTTGTATGGTATATTGATAATGATAATAATAATCCAACTAATTCAAAACTACAATTATTAGTACAGATTGTACAAAAAGAACTAGGTTTACTCATTTTTATATATTTATTTATGTATTAATATTTAAATAAAATTTTATTTAAATAATAATAATGGAATTTGGTGATTTAACCAGACGTTTTAAAGATGAACAAAAAAAAGAATCTTTTAATATTTTACAAAAATTTATTTTAAATACAAAAGAGCCGTTTTTTATTGGTAGATTATCGGGTAATGAAACTAATTTTTGTGGGAAAGTATTAAATCAAATAGATATACCAGAAGATTTAATGAAAGATATGTTATATAGTGCTGGTATAAATTTTAAATCGAATGATGATGTTAAAGAATATGTAAGATTATATATTAAATCGTGTTTAAATGTAAATTATTTGGGAATATGGAGTAAAATAACATATAAAAAGGGTGAAAATTTTTTTAATTTTTTAAAAAAAATGGAAATTAAACATCCGGTAAAAAAAATATGTGCACATGGATTAGATTTTTTTAACTACTTAGATAATAATTATAAATTACATCAATATTTTAAAAATAAGAAAGTTCTAATAATTACATCACATATAAATACAGCACATAAACAATATGAAAATATAGATAAATTATTTGGAAAAAATATATTTCATAGTACAACAAAATTGTTTTTTTATAAACCACCGCAACAAAATGGAGGAAACCACGATAATAGATCTTGGAGATTACATTATGAAAAATTAAAAATAGAGTTGGGTTATCTTAACGAAGAATATGATTTTGATATAGCACTTGTAAGTTGTGGAGGTTTTGGAATGTTGGCATCAAATTATATATTTACAGAATTCAAAAAAAGTGTAATATATGTAGGAGGTTCTTTACAATTATTTTTAGGTATATTAGGTAGACGTTGGACACAAAATGAAGATGTAAAAAAGTTAATTAATAAATATTGGGTTTTTCCTGATGAAAGTGATAAACCAAAAAATACATTGCTATGTGATAATTCATGTTATTGGTAATAAATGTTTGATTTTTTCATAATCTTTTTTAACAATTTCCATACAAAAATTTCTTGTTGAACACATATTTTGTTTAAAATTCATATTAAATGTATTATCATTATTAATAGTGTATCTAGGTTGTCCTCCAATATTATTACAATAATGTTCTTTCATGATAAATAGAGCATTAATTTTTTTATATATTTCATTAATCCAATCATCGCAAAACCAGTTAATAATTTCAGGCGGAAAATAATATCCAAATAGTTCTTTATGTTTACGTGAAACAATACTTTGTGTTAAAATACGTGGATTATTGTTAATAGGCCCAGCAACACCAATATTGTTATTATTTTTTAATAGATCAATAGCGCTATTAACCCAACCTTTTGTATGAAATTCAATGTCATCACCACATTGGATAAAATAATCGTTATTTTCTTCTAATGCAATATCAAATAATTTATTCCACATAGCAGTTAGATGTCCTTTCTTAATATCATTCATATAATAAAAATCTAATTCTACATTTTTCATTACAGACATAAACCGAGATATTTCATTTTTGATATCTTCATTGTCATATATATTATCATTTTTGTCTATTCCAATATAAAATTTATAATTATGTTCTTTGTCATATGTTTTTAAAAATGTCATAAATGTATGTTTATATAAATAACTTTCTTTATAACTATTCCAATTTCTACCTTTTGATGTAGATGGTATTAGAATACCTAGTTTCATTAAATAATTTATAATTATATATTTAAATTATTTAATTAAAATTATATGTTTCGACATTGTTTTTAAACTTTAATAATGTATTTTTTACTTCTCTTTTTCTTTTATCTTTATTTGCTTTTTTAAGCGTTTCTTCTGCTTTTTTTCGTTCTTCTTCACTTATTACACCATCATTATTAATATCTTCTAGATCAGAATAATTGGTCATTGATTCTGGAAAAAGACAATAAGAACTTTCATCGTTCAATAAAAAATTAGCTATGATAGTAAATATAATAGCAATAGTAAAAGCAGTTATAATATCTCTTGTACCCATCCACGCAACAGCAAATACTAATAGTTCTTTATTAAAAATTTTTTTAATAATATTTTCTTGTGATTTACTAAATTGTAGCTCTATATATCTACCACCAATATTTAATAGAATCATGATAAAACCAGCAAAATAAGGACTACTATTAATTATTTTATAATTATCAGAAAATGAAAATTTTTTAAACATATATATTATTAATATTTTTTACATGTTAAAAATATTAATTAAATTGTATGATATGTTTCGTTGTTAAAATTATTGTTAGGTAATGGTTCTTCAGTATTAATGTTAATTTTTGGTAAACTATTAGAAGATTGAGGTCTTCTCATTGTATCACTAATAGAACATAAATCATTTTTACAAACCTTATCAGGATTATTGTTAAAGAAATAATTATTTTTATTATCTTCTAAAATACTATCATTTTCTTTTTGGAATAATTTATGTTTTTCTAAAACATTTAAATGATTATTCGTCATTGGACTAATTATAAATACTAAGAATAATAATCCTAAAATTAAGTTAATACGTATTGCAAATATTAAAGCAATTAAATAAAACATATTAGTAACAAAAGTTTTTTTTTTATAATTTTCTTTACAATGAATGTTATTTAATATTCCAGCCATTAAGAAGAATAAGAAAAATATGTAATCAGTCATATATTAAAGGAAGAATAAAAAGAATTAAATTAATTAATTATAATAATAATATCAGAAAATATTATAGAAATAATATATGTCAAGCTTCGCCTTAAATGCAGCTCCATTTTTAAAAGAAGAAATAATAGAAACAAAAAGACCCTTAATGTCTATAGATGAAATTAGTGGTAGATTAAAAGAAAAAACTGTAAAATTAAGCGAAAAGGATAATAATGAATATTTAAATAATCAAGATGATGATGATGATAATTCAGAGTATGCTGATTTTAATGCAACTAATAATGGTGAGTTAGAAAAGACCAATGAAGTTAATGATGCATATGCTTATGAAAATGTAGGTTTTTTTGAAGATAATTTTAAAAAATTAAATAATTTGAAAGAAGGATTTAATAGTAAAGAAGAAGATATAAACTTAGGAAGTGGTGATATAGATATATTAGATAATGGTAGAACTTTAGAAAAAAAACTTAATTATTTAATACAAATATTAGAACTACAAAAAGATCAGCGTACTGAGTATGTTTCAGAGGAAATAATTTTATATATATTTTTAGGAATATTTATTGTATATACAATTGATTCATTTGTCCGTGTAGGTAAATATACGCGTTAATAATAAGTTATTTTATATTCATTTTTATGTTGTATAATAAAAATGAACACAATAAATGATAATAGAAGACAAAATTTATTTTCTAGAACAACATTTTCAAATTATAAAAAATCAGGTGTAATGAAAGAATTATTAAATTCACTTATAAAAAATGATATAGAAGGAACTTGTTTTTGGAGCGCAGAATGTGTTTGTAGTGGTTATTATGTTGATTTATGGAATTTAATAATAAATTATTCATGTGAATATATTAATTTAGCAAACCCTCGTTTAATATTATTAATAAATAGAGATTTACAAAAATTTAAGCAAATAATAAATGAAGAAGAAAATATAATGAATTTACGTAATAATGTATTTGTACGTAAATTATTTGGAGAAATATTTGTAATAATTTGTACTTCAAATAGAAAAACAAAATATCAAAATATAAGCATAAAAGATAGTGAAGTTGATTTAAATTATGTTAGTAGTAAATTAGTAGCACCAAATACAGAGTATGTTTCTAAGTATTTTAAATTAAATGACCCAAAAGAATTATATATGTGTTTAAATGAATTTTTATATCAGTTAATTGAATGTGAAAATTTTAATATGGTTTGTTATTGGTATGAATGGATGGTTCATTTTAATAATATGTGTATTAAAAAGAAATCAAAAATAAAGTGTGTTGTTAGAGATTTTATTCCTGAAAATTTAGAAAAGTATAACACGGATGGTTTATGGATTATATGGGAAATATTTTTTAAGTTATCTGAAAAAAAAGGTAAGGGGGTATCATCATTAATGAAAAATTTATTTGATATATTTATATTAAAATATAGTACAAAAAGTTGGGTACAAAGAAGATATGTAATATATTATGCAATTTCATTATGTATTGATAAAATTGATTTTAGTATACAAATTAATAAGGACATGAATAATGTAAAAAAAATAGTTAATAATATAAATGTCATGTATGGTGAAATAAAAAAAAATGAAGTAATAATTAAAGAAAAATCTAAAGAAGAAATAGCTTTAGAAGCATATATGCAATTATAATTTGAAATTTTTATTACCAAATAAGAAACTATATAAAATCATAATTAATAAACCAATAGGAGCAGAAAGTGGTTCATAATAATTACAATACATCCAAATGGATACTAATAATACAGAAATGACAGATTTTCTTGGTAAAGCTAAGTAACATCCAAGAGTTCTAAAATAGATCCATATAACACTAGCAACAATAGCAATATAAACTTTTTGTTCATATGTTAAATAATTATCAAATAGCATAATATGTATTTAACCTAGAAAATAAAATTTAAAATAATCTTTATGTAAAAGTTCCATGCTGATTGTGATAGAATCTTTTTCATTATATCCATTATTTATTAAATAATTATAAATAGATTTAACTCTAAATAATCTTCCAAAATATCCTAATGTCATTATAATAAACAAGAAAATTGTTGCTTTATTGTATACATTTGTATCCATTTTTATGTTAAAAATTTTTGAAACAATATAAATAATTAGAATATATGATAAAGTGTGAAATATAATACTTAGTAAAATATCAATTGAAAATAATCTATTGTAGGAAGTTGTTGGATTTGTAGTATCAAAAAATACTTTTGTAAATAAGTCGATAAATCCCATATAAATAGGTAAATATTTATTTTTATTCTCAAATATATATATTAAGTAGAAATGAGTTCTCAATCAATGACAGCTTCATCCTATAAATTAGGTAATGAATTTAATAATAATAATAATATTGCTAATAATAGTATACCAAATTTGAACTCTAATGTTATTAATAATAGTGCAAATGGTAATTTGGATGCTAACGTAAATAATTTAAATAATACAGTGAATAATGCTGTAAATAGTTATTTAGATTTTAAAAACAATGGATATTTATATTTAATAATAATAATATTATTTTTGGCATTAATAGGAATAAATATATTTTTCATATTTGGTAACGTAACAGAAGAAACAATAAAACAAGCAAGTCCTTTTATGAGAGGTGTTTATGAATTCTTTGGTTATACATTGGAAACAGTAGGTGACGTAACAGTAATAACAGCTGAAACAGCAGCTGATGGTGTAAAATTAGGAGCTGATGTTGCTGCAGGAACTGTAAAAACAGGTGTAAATGTATTAGAAAAAGTTGGTAGTGTAGCAATGAATGATTATTATGATAAAAAGGAATATGATCAAATGGTTAAAGATAAAAAATTATTACATAATATGAAATTTAAAGGGAATAAAGATGAAGTAAAATCAAATGAATCATCAAATAATGTAATGTATTGTAAAATAGCTCCTGGTTATTGTGCAAGTGTAAGTGATAGTAATAAATGTTTATCAGGAAATATTTTTAATAGTATAGAAGAATGTAAACGTTAAAATTTTACACATTTGAACATTTAAAACGCCGAGATAATTTGTTCATATGTCATTAATTCTAAATTAAATATATTTTTTATAATATTAAATTCTTTATTATAATTCAAATTGTTATCAGTACCAGGTTTATTGTGATATTGATATTGATAATCATTAACCTTTTTTATAATAAACAAAATATTATTTTCAAAAATGTAATAATCATCTAATTTATCTGAACATATTATGATTATCATATAACAATTTATATTGTATTTTTTTTTTATATGATAAATTTTTTTTTGATATTGTTCAATATTTTCTGTTTCAACTATCTTAGTAATATAAAAAAGACACATATCTTTTTTTCTGTTTTTATAAATATTTTTGAATATATTAACTCTTTTATAAACTATATCATATGTAGATTTTTCAGTTATATTATGATGAAGAAAAATACAAATTCTATCCCAATTGTATAAATTAGAAGGAGTATCATTAATAAAATTTTGATTAATAATTAAATTGGAATTATTATAATTATGGCTCATATATCCAATATCTTTATTCTCTGTAAAATCTAAAATCTGTTTATTAATTCTCTTATCTGAATAATATATTTTATTTATTTGTTTATTTTTATTTACTACTACTATATCGTTTAAAAATAAATCAAAATTATTATTAATATTATCAAATGCCGTTTCTATATCAATAAACAGATAATCAAATGGTCCTGAAATATTTCTAATATTATGACATTTTAGAAAATCAGGAGAATAACAACGAAAACCTATACTGAAAATAAAATTTATTGTAATCATTATAAATATAATAAATATAATAAATATTTATTATATTTTTGCGAAATTTAAATTTAGTTTATTATGGTATATTAATGCCAACTCACAAAAGTATTGATTATAAATTATCAGCAGTTAAATATTATTTATCTCATTCTAAAAATCAAGTGCAAATTACAATTATTAATTATTATATAAAAAATAATATGCTTTTGGTCTAACGTGTGTTATAATAATTATTTATTGTTGTTTAGGTTTAGCAAATAGATTACTGAACTTGTTTATAAACACGCACATGTCCTGATCCACTCCCATTTCCATCATTCTGTGGAGCACCAATAGCAATTGTTGTTCCATCACTACTCATTGCTAACGAGGATCCTGAATAGTCACGCAAAACTTCGCCATCTATATCACTAGTTATTTTTACCCATGATGAACCATTCCAATCATAAATACGAACATGTCCTGAATTATCACTATTTTCACCATCATTATATCTAGCACCAATAGCAATTCTTGTTCCATTGCTACTCATTGCTACTGAAAATCCAGATTCGTCATTAGCGGCTTCGCCAATAATATCACCACCCAATTGTGCCCATCCTGAGGCGGAATATTCATAAACACGAACAAGTCCCTTATCATCACTACCAGTACTACCATCATAACTAGGAGCATCACCACCAACAGCAATCATTAAACCATTACTACTCATAGCTACACTTCGTCCAAATTGTTCTTTTAGTTGTCCCATAATATCACTACCTAATTGTACCCATTGCGCGTTGCTGTCTAATTGATAAACACTTGTCATTCCATTATAATTGAAGGTACCACTACCACCACTACTTGTACTATAATCAGTAACAGCAATTATGCTTCCATCACTACTTATTGCTACTTCTCTTCCAAAGCCATCATAAGCATTTATGTTTTGAATGTTACTTCCTACTTGATTCCATGATGAACCATTCCAATCATAAACAGAAACCTTTTTATCGTTGGACATCAAAGTATCACTACCAATAGCAATTCTTGTTCCATCACTACTCATTGCTAGTGAAAATCCAAAAAAGTCATTATTAGATTCACCATCTATATCACCCCCTACTTGATTCCATGATGAACCATCCCAATCATAAACACGCACATGTCCGTATTCATCATATAGACCACCAGTAGTACCATCGTTTCTTGGAGCACCAATAGCAATTCTTGTTCCATCACTACTCATTGCTAATGAATAACCAGATTCATCACTTCTAGTTTCACCATCAATATCACCACCTATTTGTAGCCATGATGTACCATTCCAATCATAAACGCGCACATGTCCTGAATCAACGCCATTATCACCGTCTCTTGGAGCACCAATAGCAATTCTTGTTCCATTACTACTCATTGCTACTGAAGTTCCTGATCTGTCGTTGAAACTTTCACCATCAATATCACTACCTAATTGAACAAATAAAATTTCAACATTAACTATTCTTGTTTCAATTGTTGTATTACCTAAAACATCTTGAGCTGTATATGTAATTGTATAACTACCTAATGTACTTGTATCAACACTTCCAGTAATTACTACAGGACCAGTTGCATCACTACTTACTGTTGCTCCTTCTTCTGTATATGTTCCACCTATATTTACATTCATAGGATTATTTCCAGTTATAGTGATTATTGGACCTGTTGTATCTACAACATTAACTGTTCTATTAGCTGTACTTGTATTACCAGAAAGATCTTGTGCTGTATATGTAATTGTATAACTACCTACAGTAGTTGTATCAACAGTACCAGAAGCTGTAATTGTACCACTCAAATCAGTTGCTGTTGTTGTTGCTCCTTGTTCTGTGTAAGTTGTTCCTTTTTCTACATTCATTGGATTACTTCCAGTTATTGTTATTGGTGGTCCAGGTAATGTAAATTGATATATAGATATTTCTTTGGTAGAAGAAGGACAATATGATCTTGCTTTAATTTTATTATCAATAGCTTTATTTTGTCTATTTGAAATTCCACCTGTAAAAATATATTGACGTTCATAATTATATTTTTGATTTCCTAATTTTGTATTTACACCGAATTTTGAAATTGGCATTATATAGTATGATTCTATTATATTTTTCATTATTTAAATTAAAAAAAATCGAATTTGTAATTTTTTTTAATTGGCTATAATAAATAATGAATAATAAGAACATGTCTGGAAAAAAAAGTATCAGTAAAATGAGTGAATCAAAAAAAATAAAACAAACAAAACATAAAGAAAAAACTCAAGAAGAAATACAAAATATAATAAGATCAAGAAAAATAGCAAAGGAAAAAGGTATTAGTAAAAAGGATTTGCGTAGAATGAGATTAAATAAAACTAGAATGAGATTAGAAAAAAAAATGAAAAAATCATCAAAAACAAAATCATATGAAGAGTCGGTTAAAATAATGACATTTGGAAATGTTATTGATTCATATACAAAGAAACTATTGGATGATTATCATAATGATATACCATATAGTGTTATGAAGAACACTTGGAAATGGCAAGAAGAACGAAGAATGACAAGACTTGAAATGATAGCTCAACAATTTGATGAATACGAAAAAACTAGTCCATATTATAATAGTTATCATGGTATTGATGAAGGAAATTTTAGAGAAGTTGAAGATAATGAATACAGTTACAATGGTTGTGATTGTGAAGATTGGATGTTACATGAAGATAACCAATCAAAATAAATAGATAAAATTTATAATTTAATAATATTTAAAAAAATTGATTTTTAATTTCTATTATTTTTTTAAATAAAAAAAAAATGCAAAGTCGAATTAATAAACGAATAACAAGTTATTTACAAGAATTTAAACAAAATATATGTCAAGAAATAAAAAATGGTCTAACTGATCAATCTCAATTAAGTAATATTATACAATTTGTATATGATTATGATGGTTTAGAAATTACAAAAGAAGATATACAGAAAAAACAAAGAAAAAAAAATGTAATATGTGTAAGTGAAAGATGTATAGCAAAAAAATCTTCAGGAGAACAATGTACGAGAAGAAGAAAAGATAATATAGAATTTTGTGGAACACATGAAAAGGGACAACCACATGGTGTAATAACAAATATATCTGGTATAATAGCAAGTGAAATTGAGCAAGGAAGAAAAGTAGAAGTATATACAGAAGAAGTTGATGGTATTGTATATTATATAGATAAAGAAAATAATGTATACAATACAGATGATGTATTTAGAAATATTGAGAAACCAAGAATTATTGGAAAATATGTTAATGGAGTAATAGAAAGATATTGATTATATAATTAAAATAAAAAAGAATAAAAAAAAAAAATGTTGGTAGATATTATAATGGCAAATAGAGGAGTAAAAGGAATAAGAAGTACGCGTTTAACAAATAGAGCAAATTGTGGTGGGCCAAAGAAGGCCGGATTATATCCCCGTCATGGATTTTTAATGAGTGGTGTAGAAAGAGGGCCAGTATTAGCTCGTGAGGCAGCAGTAGACGGAGGAATGATGCCAAAGATCTGTGTAGCATCACAAACAAAAGTGAAAGTAAGTTTTCCATATACATTAGTACTATAAATATAAGAAATAATAATAAATAATTTTTTTATTGAATTGAAATTCAAGTCAATAAAAAGGTGGAGTGAAAGTGGGAGGGAATAATAATATAAATAGCAAAAAGACTTAAAAGCCTCGGGATAAAAGATGGGAGTGAATCTTTACACCATAATCCCTCCCTAATCCCTCCCTAATCCCTCCCTAATCCCTCCCTG